CAATTGCATCGATAGCAACTTGAGCTGCTGCTGCAATAGTTGCCGCAAGGTCATCTTGTGAGTAAGACACAGGAACCAAAGTGTTCCCGTCAGCTGCTGGCGCTGATGCTACACCGTCATCTAGCCAAACTCTGAAGCCTGCTACTGTTTTGTAATCGGCTCCGATTGCGTTAATATCAAAGTATTCTCCTGCGATTGATCCCGAAACATCATCGACAAAAGTAACTGACTGACAATTTTCACGCCCCCATGCTACTGACGCAGCTTCGTAGGCGAGATCTAATTTTTCTGTTGGTGATAGACTCATTTTTTCATTCCTTTGAAGTAGTTATTGCTTAATAACAAAATGTTTTAACTACATTTAATTCTATTCTCATTTTGAACGTATTGTCACTAGTCTCTTCCTCTAAAGGAGTGATTGAAACTAGCTGTATAGTCGTGAAGCTGTCCTCTAGTCCCTTGAGGTTGGCTAAGCACGTTATATTCTTATAAATATCAAAAGCTTTTTGGTATAGATTGTCAAAATCCTCAACAGTAGTTGAGCGATTTGTTCTAGCCCATATATCAATAAAGATCGGTAGCGTATCATCTACGACGTTAGATAGTCGATCATTGAATAGAGAGCCGTAAAATAAATTATAATTAAAATCGGCTTCGCGAGAGCTAACATCGTTATTGCCAAAGACATCCTCCGTCCAGGGTTGTAGGTTTGGATCAACCTCTTGAATTCTAGATTGAATATATGTTCTAATCCCTGGGATCATCATGAGTAAGTAACCCGTATCTCATTACTAGCAAGCTTTTCGCTATTATCAATCTTGCCATCATCATTTTTATCTAGGCTCAGATAAAACAGCTTGAAGGCTTGTCCGAACTTTCCTTGATATTGACGATACAAATTGTACTCTTTGTCATCGTTGTTTCTAGACTCGTTAAAGAAAACAAGGGCCATAGCCTTAAAGGTAGCAGCCTCTCTTATTTCTTCCCTGTCTAAAATATCCCACTTTGTTATGTTCTTTCTATCATCAGAAGATTCAAAAAATAAATCATCAGAGTTAAAAGGCATCTTGATATAGCCGCCATTTCTTAGAAGTTGCACAATTTCATTTCGAGCTGCAACATGGTTTCTTATAAACGAAGTATCAGACTTTGCGAGGTAATCCATAATAAATGGAGATTTAATTTCCATTTGATAGTCTGATGAAAATACTATATTGATACCATTTGCTGCGAGGCTGTAAGTACCATTGAACTCAATTTCTATCCAAAAAGCTTTCTGGCTGTTGACAACTGTTTCCTGCCAGTCTTCAATGTTTCTTTGCCAATCAATAAAGCCAGATCTTGAGAAGCTCCGAGTATCATCCGTAACACTCAGAGCTTTAAATGAGGCTGTATTGCTATACTTAAAGCTAATATTTGAGGGACTGACATTACCCTGCAATTCCACATAAAAAGAATTAAATGGTTTATAAAGCCCTAAGTATATCTTGTCGCCTGCATTAAATGTTTCTGTGATTGGGTCGCGAATAAAATCCCTAGCTTCCTGAGTATAATCTGTGAAGGATGAAGCTATTTCTGTAAATGTTATTAAGTCTTTCACTTTTTCCCCTTATATCGCTGCTGGTATCAAGTTAGCATTAACTAATATTTTTAAAACAGCTTCTTTCATCGAAGCACTTACGGTTGTAGTTGACTGTAAATAATCCCAAACCGCCTCGGCTACTTCTTGCTGAGTTAGGTCATTTAATCCGCTTATTGCGGTTAGTATAGCCGATTCAACGGCATCAAGCTCAGCCTTTGTTGGTGGGTCGTAGTCTATTAATGCTTGATCGGCTTGAGCTTTTACCTGTGCTTCACTTAAATCATTTAATGCTGAAATTAGTGCGGGAATAGTAGTTGATGTATCAACTAAAATTGAGTCAACATTTGTGTCAATTATATCTATCTTAGCCTCATTCGCATTTATTTCTGAAATAATACTATTAGTGTTTGTTGTTGCATTCGCCTCGGTAGCAAGGGCACTTACATCTGCTTTAAATGCATCTTCATTTGTTCCAGTTGTAAACTCCGTGTAAACTTCAGCCGCAGTGATATCATTTAAATTAGAAATATCAGTTTGAATCTGTGTAATACCAGCATTGTCAGGTGCGATAGTGTTTGCACCATCAGTTCCACGCATATCTGTGTTTGTTGTCGTTGTTGCAACTAGTGTTACATTGGCAACTGTATCAGTAGCAGGATTAAAATCATTCAAGGCTGCAATATCCGCTTGTGTATCATTGTGTTCACTTATTAATGTTGCTTGTCTTGTATCTGCTTCAGCTTTTGTTTCAATTAAGTCAATCTTAGTTTCATTAGCATCAATCTCACTTATAATATTAGTTTCACGACCAGCGGCTAGTGTTTCTGTTTCAACATCACTTAAGTCTAACTCATCACCATCTTTTACATATAAAACACCAGAGCCATAAAACTCAGTAGCAGTTTCAAAAGAAATTAAATAAGCACCATCTGCTACTCCAGTTAATGAAAAACTAGCAGTATAGTAAGCTCTAGAACCTACCTCAGTCATTGTTACATTTGAACCTAGTTGAGTACCATCAGGATTGAATCCCTTAGCTATAAGAGTTAATCCACTGTCATTAAAAGGGTCTAGTTGTATGTTTAATTCATTCGCCATTATAATGCCTCAAGTTCATTAGTGATATCATTGATAATATCATCAATTCTTTCTTGTGTTATCCAGTGTTGTGTTTCAGTCATTCTATCAGGTTGCAATGAACCTAATTCTATTAATGCAGTTTCAAGTGAACCAAGTCGCAATAAAGATTCTATGTCTTTTGTTCGCTCTATTGTGTGTTTTACTTGCTCAGATGTAATTTCATCTTCAATATTTCTATTTAAAAAATTATTTAGAACCTCTTCGCCCACTTGTTTTAGCTTTACGACATTTGGTCTAACTGGTAGCGACTCAAAAAACTCCTCAACTGTCATGCTGTATAAATTATTAATTGCTATGCTTAATTCATCATAAATTAACACACTATCATTTGTTTCTAAGTAGTAATTATATTTATCTTGATAGCAAATTGAAATACCTTGCGGTAGTTCGTTCTCTATTTCATTATATTGTGCTTGTGTTAATCCTAATCTCATTTAATTAATCTCTCTATTTGAAAAAGACTTTCTCCAACAGGTACTGCAACGGCTCCGCCTGCTGCTATTCTTAAACATCTAATTTGAAGCACATCGCCATTTGTGACATCGAATATTTCACTTAAATTACTAGATGTCTCATTGTGCCCACTACTTATTCTCATGTAATTGTGAGCTGATCTTCCTAATTGATCCTGACTATTTATTCGCCACCTAAATAAAACATTTGTTCTTGGGTTAGTGCCTGTCAGAAAGAAATTAAAATCGCACCGCACTCTACCAGTAAAGTTGAATGTGATTGAATTGTTCGCTATTGTAACGTCGGAACCAAAATCATTAATTAGTGCCGTTGTATCAAATCCAGAAAAATTTACACCATTAACGCTATTAACATTTGTAATAACCGTATTAGTTAATTTTAATATTTTTGATTCTACATATTGTTTATTTGCTGCATCATTATCATTGGTCGGGTTAGCGACATTTATAATTTTGTTTGAATTTACATTAATATCGGTAGTAGCTGAGGCTATACTTATGACATTGGTGTTACTTATACCTAAGTTAATTCCAGAAGAAGCACAGGTTACAAATGTAACGCTTGGAAAATGAATTATTCTCTCATGTGCATGCAACCCATCGGCAGTACCGGAGCTGTTTGTTAAAATTCCGGCATTCGCATCGGATATGTTATTAACCTCCGCACCAGCTTCAATCCCGTTCAACTTAGTTCTTTCTGTGGTAGTAATAATTTCCCCAGAGCCCGCACTTGTCACATCGTTATGAGTGGTCACGGGGCCATCGGCACTTATTTTAGCGTCTAAAGCGGTTTGTGTTGCCGTGCTTATGGGCTTATCAGCATCGCTAGTATTGTCTACGTTACTTAACCCCACATCGGACTTTGTGGTGCTATGCGGATTTGTGCCGTCATCTAGGTTAAGCTTTGAATGATCTTTTATTGGTGCTTTTATACCCTGCATAACTACCTATGAGTAAGCTACCGACGTCAATTGATCGCCTGTATAAGTTAAAGTTTTAGTTAAATCTATACCACTAGGTGTATCGCCCGAAAGAACAATGCTTGTAAGCTTGTCCCCTGTATAGTTTAACGTCTTTGTAATTGTATCTAAATTTTCTGCATAAACAATGCTTGTCAGTTTATCACCCGTGTAACTTAGTGCGTAATCCCATGACCGTATGTTTTTTGAAACGGTTTCAAAATACTGTTGGACAGATATAAGTTTTTGCCAATAAGTTGTGTCCGTTGGCAAATTACCCGTAGTTTCTAGTCTAGCAATATAAGAGGTATCCTGATAACAAACGATGTCACCAATTTGATACGTCGTGGCGTTGTCGTACTCCCCTCTGGGATTAACATTAATGTTAATATTGACAGCCGGGTCTAAAAGTTTTACCAGCTTAAAAGAATCACCCATAACTTAATGTTCCCCTGTCATCCCAGACATTGTCAAAGTTATCATTACTATCTGCATATAATATTTCAATTGAGCTACCAACAATGTTTACTCGTTGTATTCTCCAAACAGCTTGATCTGAAGTAGAACCTGGCGCTGCCTGGCCTATGTAAGTAACAGTTGTGCTTGCAATGTCGATTAAGTTTATTTTATTTGAGTTTTGTTCTTCGGTTTCAATTACACGAATAGAGGGATTGCCATCTCTATCTAGTGCTTTTGTATCTCTGTTGTTGTTTATTGTACTCCAGGACATTAACTAGCTCCTTGTACAATGTTCATTTCATCTTCACTCATGCCGCTAGGGTCTTGCCATCTATTAACATCAGCAAAGAACCAAACAAACCAATTAGAACCGTCGTACATTGGCGTCTGATAATTATAATGCACGCCATTTAAGGCGTTATTTATGAGTTGCAAACGAATAAGACCTTCAGCCGTTTCCGACTGAAGGAATATATTTACATTTTGTTTACTGATAGCCATCTAAGGGTATCTCCCTTAGTTAACTATTAAGCTGGATCAAATACGTAAATTCTAGGGTTAGAAGCAGCAGTTGATTCACATCCATAAAGGTGAGTAACAGTGTAATCTGTCTTCTGAGCTAGAACTTGTACTTGCTGCTCAAATTGAACTTGTCTTTGGCGAGCAAAAGCAAGAGCTTCCATTCCCATTGCTAGGAATCCGTCATCCGGCAAAGATGCTGAGCTTGACTGATAAACTTCAAACCCATAAAGGTTAGTAAGTCTTGCAGCCTGAATAGGATCTGCGCTTCCAAACTCGTTAGCTCTGATAATGTTGTTTGTACCAAGTAATCTAGCTGCATAAGCTGGGCTTACTACGATAGCTCTATCAGTCATTGGTACGTTATCAGAATCAAATTGCTGCTTACAAGCAAGAACTTCTGCAAGTGCATCAGCACCAGCAACAGTCACAGTATTTGCAGCCTTTGCAACAGCTTCAGAAAAGATAGCATCATCAACTTCAGCTACTAGGCTTCTGATACCGTTTTCAACTGTTCTTTGTACAAGAGCGATTTTAGACTGAAGATCACCTCTTTTTGTAAGTGCAAAAGGAATTGATTTATGTCTGTTAAGCTCTAGTTGAGAAGCTGTAGGGTTGATTGTCTGAGGAGTCATAGCACTCCCTGCTTCATCGACATTTTGAACAGAAAGTTCTGCAAGCTCGATCATATCAAGTCTATCCATACCTGGACGAACTTCTGCTGATCTATCCCATACACCAGGGATGTTAAGAGCGATTGACTCTTGAATAAGTGTTCTAGTTGTAAGTGCTGACACAACCTTTTCAATGGTTGATGATACGTCAGTAACTCCTGTGATTGCCATAATTTTACTCCTTTAAAATTACTTTATTAAGCAACTTTAATTATAAGAATGATTTAAGCGCATCGGCAAGTATCGCATTGGGATCTTCGCTGATTTGCTCGTCTAGTGTTTTTTCTTTTGGAGTCATTTCAGTAGGTCTTCCAGTATCCATACCAGATACTTTAGCTGTATTAAAAAGGTAAGGCTTCTCACTTCTAACCATGTTATATGCTTCTTCTACTCCAGAAATGGTTCCAGTCTCTTGATCTATTGATAACAGATCCTTTCTTTGACTGATTGAAGTAATAACATCGTCTACGTTGTAAGCATCCTTTGCTAGTGAGGCAACTTTGAACTGTAAATCTTTCTGCATAGAGCGAGTCGTTAGATCTTTTACCTTGGACTCAAGATCAAAGCGTTTGTTTTTTTCGATCTCAACAAGCTCTTTCCAGTTTTCACTTTCAGTTAACTTTGTTTCGTTTTCCTTTTCAACAGTGCCTTGCAAACTCTGATAGCGATCTTTCCACGTTTTAGATTGATCAAGTAATCGGGCATTGCTGGCTTCAAGTTGTTCAACTTTTTTAGCTAGCTCCGATACATCTACCGTTTTTTGCTCAGTGGCGTTCGCCTCCTGATTGGCTTCTTGTGCTTGGTTTTCCATGAATGTCTCCTTGTTTTATAGTCGTTCGACTTTTAGATTCTCGATGTTCATCTAAGAATCTGGTTAGCTAATCTTCTCAGCTTAATACCAACAGCAATAAGTATGTTATTGGTAAAGTTCTCTCCGGGGTTGGTTGGTAGCATTCGCCTGACCGTCTTACTCCGTCCTGCACCTTGTCTATTATGTATGTCTGCAAGAAAGTTATTAAACCCTAAGCGTATTCTTGTTTTACCTATAGGCTTTGCAAAAATACTCTCATGTAACTTCCCTGACAGCTTTAAATTGACTGGGCGCTTTCTTTTATTGAACTTAGTATATCGTCCCTTGTCAATAGCGTTTCTATATGAGTTGGAATACTTTACTAATCGCCTTGGCGTTTTAGCAACGGGACTTCTTCCTTCTGATATCTCTCTTATTATTTCTTCTTGTAATGCATCAGCTGCAACTCTAGCACCCTTAGTCGCCAGTTCTTTTATTCGGCCAAATCCCTCAGAAAAATCTACCTTAACCTTACTCATCAAATAGTCCTGTTAAAAATGGACTGAGAACATCATCAAGAGTTGATTCACTAGTGACAGCAGCCTGACCCAGTGCTAGTGCGCTTGGTAGCTGGCTTTGAGGTTTTTCTACTTCCTTGTATTGCTCAAGTATCTGCTTTACACCAGAGTTTATTGATCTCTTAAAGCCTTCTCCTCCATCTGGTATGAACCTCCTGGTAGGAAGCTTTGATTCCCCACTAAAGTCATTATGACCATCAGCTTTAGGAACTTGGCTTGATTTAAATATCCCGACTTTTATTCCGTCGACTGTATTTCTTGCTTGCAATGCGTCTAACATATCGCCATCAAGCTCTAGGTTTGCAGTTCTTAAACCGCCCTTTTCTTTGTCAGCATATCCGCTTTGCAGTCTTTGAAATTTTCCCCTGCCTGACACTGGAGAGTTGCCACTAGACACATAACGCAAAATCTCACCCACAACAAACTCGCCAACTTCTTCTTTGGCTTGCTTCCTGCGATCTCTTGGAATATCGGTTAAATCTAGTGTTAGCTCTTTAGCTATCTCGCTGGGTATCGCCAATTAGACCTCTAACATTTTGCACTCTGCTTTGTGCAATTCTTTCTAGTTTTTCCTCAGCTTCTTCTTCGCTTAAATTAGGATCAAGCATCATTAAAGCTTCTTTTTCGTCAATTAATCCAAGCTGTAATCTTTTTTCTATGTTTGCCAATGTCTCAGCATCGCTTACTAAGACCTTTGGCTTTTGGAACTTGATCATTAAGTCATCGTTTTCTTCAAAAACATTGTTACCGAGAAACCTTTCCCATGCTTTTATAATGTTAAAAATCATCTTTTCCGCGTGAGTATAAAGCTCGTTATTATCTTGAACTAGGTCATCGACTGATGCGTTAGCTATAGCGCGCTCTAATCCGCTTGAGAATGATTCCATGTCGGATCCCATACCTGAGCCACCCTTGATTCCGTGCTCTTTAAATACGGCTTGTATGTAGCTCATAACAGCTTCTTTTTGCCCTGCTAGATCTGGGTTAGGGTTTATGTATTGAACGTCAGTAGGTGCATCACCTTCCTCGCTTGACTGAGGTAGTTTTATTGCAGTCATAAGACCGCGAGACATTTTTGTAAATAATCCCTCGTATTTTTCAGGATATTTAACAATAAGCTGACCAGTTCCTTGAATATTTGCTGCTGTCAAGTATTCGGCCATAAGCATATTGGCTGTTATGGTTTGCTGAAACAGAGGCGATTCTGTTGGGTAATCAATAGCTGTCTCTTTGGATACAAAAACAAAAGGCACAACTCCAATAGGGTTTATCATGTTTGGGTTTGCAGGGTTTGGAATGTAATCAATGGCTTCTTTTATTTCCAAGCCTTCTTTTGTTTGAATTGTCTTTCTTCTTCTTTTAACAGTGACAAAGTTATCTTTTGTCCACATAGCAAATACTTCGGCACTTGCTGCCGAGTCTCTTTGATCCTCTGCTATTAAGTCGTCAATGCCATCGCTATTTCCTCTGGTGTCGCTTGTGATAGTTGTGTCAGGGTAGTTCAAAATAACGCACATAAGCTCGCCAGTATCTTTATTGATAACAGCGGCAAACTCATAGCCCTGCAATGTCATGAATTGGTAGCGCTGCTCTTTATCTAGCCAGTTAACCCATAGTAAAGAATATTTATGCAAGTTATTAACAGTATCAAAGAACTTAAGCTGTCTATGTGCATCAGCCTGTTTATAAATATCATGAAGCCTCTCATGCTTTTGTCCGGATTCATCGTCAGTGATTCTTCTTAGCGGCTTTTCTTTGTATGATTTACTAACTGTGTCAACAATCATTTTAGAAATTGAAATACTAGGAATCGTGTAACCCTCATATGATCTAGGTCGCTTTTCGATTAACTCATTAACAACATACTCATTGAGTGATCCGCTATAAACTTGCCATGAATTAAACGCGTGTCTTCTTCTGTCCTTGTCCTCAGACTTGTCCATTTCAAAGAGAATTTGCTGTACAATTGATTTATCTAAAAGATTAATCTCGTTTGTGATTTCCATAAATATCCTTATTCAAAAATAATACCCTTCGTGGTTGTCTGAGGTTTCAGTGGACTTGCCCACCACAAGAAATAACCAAGCGCATCAGATATGTGCGTTAAACTTGGATTCGTCTTTTGATCGAGCTGGTTGTTTTTCCATGCAACTTTTTCCAAATCGTTTATTAACTTCTTGCACCTAGGGTTTATTTTAATCTTATTTGCTGTGAATAGTCTATTCACGTTATTAACCCGGTCAGTAACGAATGGGTTGCGTACTGGAGGTATTTGATAGCCAGCTTCTTTTAAAATTAAATGGTCGGATTTTCCTGATGTTTTTCTGTTTTTACCTGTTGAATCGGGTATGACTGTCCCGTAATACCCTCTGTTCTTAAGCTCATTAACCATCTTAAAGGTGTCTGAGTTATTTAAAAATACCTCATCAAAGATGTGATACTCATTGTTGACTACCTGAGCCAAAATAGCAGTCATTGGTTCCACGTTAAAATCCATGCCGATATAAATTTGTCCATTACCCTTCTTGATCTTGTCGCATACGTGAACTTCTCGATCAAAGGCATAATATACTTGTCCGTCGGATTCATCTGAGTACTGGCCTAGCAAGAATCTTTTACGTTCAGCCTCAGGCATTGACTCTAATAGCTTTATATATTCAGGGTCTATATTGTCTAGATTGTCACCCGGGTTCATTAATAGATAATCATATTGCTCGGCATTTAATAGCGGTTCCTCATCAATAGGGTTTAACCTTTTCATGAACAGCCAATAGCTCCAATGCGTTTTATTTGGAGGGTTAAAGTCATACCACACACGCTTAGCTAGAGGGGTCTTTTCAGCCAATCTAGATAGTACTAATTGAGTTGGGCTGTATTCCATCTCGCTAGCTTCATTGAAATAAATAGTACTAAATTCCGTCCCAAGTATTTTTTCAACAGCCTTGCCGTTATCCATCCCAGCTAAATGTATCTCTGAGCCGTTTGATAGATATACTATGAGGTCAGATTTATTAACTCTATAACTCAAGTGAGGAAAACAAATTGTCATAACCTTGGGAAGAGTATCCATGAACACCGATCTTTTAACAGCGTTAAATGTCTGCCTTATTATTAAGTGCCTTGATTTGCACTTACTTGCCCTAACTACAATTGATCTAACTAGAATAAACGTTTTACCACTACGGCTACCGCCATAAAGAGCAGTGTATTTATTGCGTGACAATATCTTTACCGCTTCTACTTGCTTCGGTGTTTTTCTGAATTCCACGTTCTACCTTGAACTATGTCATATACTGTTGAATCGGAGATGTTGAACATGCGTGCGACTTCTCTCTGTTTATGTTTCTTCCTTGCGAGTCTTATGAAAGTAACTAATGTTTGATTAAGCTTTTTGGAACTATCAACTAACCCTGTCTTGAAAGCGTGTTTTACATTTTCCTTATGTGTTACATACTCTAGGTTTTCTACTCTATTGTCATGTTTGATTCCGTTCTTGTGGTTTACCTCTAAGTTAGATTTACCTAAAAAGGCTCTAGCCACAAGTCTGTGGACTCTATGATGTCTTCTCTTGTATTTTCTATTAAATGATACTGATCTGTACCCATTGGAAACGGACTGAAGAAGGTTTCGACCCAAAACACTGTTTCTGACGTTGCCATAGTTACTAACTTGATACTCTGGATATCCGTCCACGTCCTTCCATATTTCAACATCACAAATCGTCATCATCTCTGTCTATCACGACCTTAATATCTTGGCTAACGTGCTCTTCTTTCTTATCAACCATATCTGTACAGTTAATAGCAACAAACTTAGCAAAACCACTATTATAAGCACCAGATAAACCATGCTGAAGTAGGAAGTCTTTCTGTTTTTGTTTCGCTATGCCATAAGCTTGTAAAAATTCGGGGTGTTGCGTTGTCCAATTAAGCATTGTTTTCTGAGTTATACTCTGCTCAGCGCACCATTTTTCAAATGTTGGGAACCAATTAGGCTTTATTTTTTGAACAGTTACAGCCTGACCCTGCGAAGCAACTTCCTCAATCTCCACACGATGCATATCCCTATCAAAAAAGTCGATTAAGGATTGAGGCATATCATCATTGTATTTTGTTGGTCTTCCTGCTGGCATAACTTCAGTATTTAATTAATAATCCTGGAAGTCAAATCTTTGACAACCGCAGTCACAATCAGAAAGCCTTTCTCTTGTTAACTCTCCGCTGTCATTATATTTAAATATTATTGTTTCTAAGCCGATTGCTGTTATTGGAAGACTGAGTAAATAGATCAAAAGCCAAGCTAGTCTCATGATCAATTATATCATTTTGGTTATGCGTTATCAATTTTTCTTAATTCTCGCCTTGCCCATGTAAGTGCTGATTTGCCACCCCAAAGTAAATAACTAACTGTGCCCTTTGTTAACCTGCCTTTATTGTCTCTTTGTCCTGGCTTAAAGTTTTTTGCATGTCGCTCTAAAAAGCTAACCATTCTTGCAAGTGTACTTCTTGATAGATCTTTCCCGTTAGTTAAATCACGAGCTCTTGCAACGCCTACATCTGTTGCTGGCGGTTCTGCTCCGCTATCTACCCATTTTCTGCGCTCTCTCAATCCACGTCTAGCATTATTTCTAATAGTCGCTGGTGGTATGGCCATTACTTTACTCCGTATTTCTTTTTTATAGCCTTGGTAAAATCATGATCTTTTCCAAAGTAAGATTCGAAGCTTTCCCACGGTCTAAGTTTTTTAGCTCTTTTATGATCACCATTCATGATAAGCATAAGCCATAGAATGTTTCTAGTAGAAAAATCCTGTGTACCCTTTGGTTTTGTTTTTAAAACGCAGTCGCGATGAAATACAAATAGCTTTTCTTCTTCCGTGTGAACTTTCTTTTTAAAATATCTTTTTACAACATAAATTTTATCTGGAGTTAATCTCGTGGCAAAATAAGCAACATTTTTCAGATTATCTCTCCACCATCTGTTTCGATCATTTAAATCTTTCTTTTTAACCTTTACTGACCAGCCTTTAACAATAATTTCTGGAAGAAGAAACTCAGCAAGAGCCTTTGCAAGCTTACAAACAGCTCGCTCATCAAACCTTTCTCCCTTGCCTACATAAACCCATTCATTGTTCTTGATAACATCATAAGGAATTAAACCTAAGTAAATGGCACCTAGGCATTCATCAAAACTAAAAGGAGGGGAAGGAAGTCCAGGGTGTCTAAATATTTTTATATTGTTTTTATCTAAGCTTTTAACGCATCTTTTAAAATACTCAGGATAGCGAGATACATCCAAGCCTAGCGCTTTTGCATAAGCTCCATAAATAAATACATTGTTATCCCTACCCTTTCGGATGTCTTTTTTATGCCACATTCCATGATTGTCTTGATGCATTTAACCTTCCTTGTGAAAAGACTCATATATAAAGTTAGCATACCCCTCAACAATCTGCTCATGCAAGCCATCTGTAAATTCATTGTTGTACGGCAAGCCAATTCTATACATCAGTGCATGACCTAGTTCATGGTACAACGTGCGCCATTGCTGTTCTAAGCCTTGTTCTGGATTTATGTAAATCGCAAGCTCGTTAGGCATATACAAACCCCAAAGGTTGTAACCTTCGAAATTTTGCTGATATTTTTCTGGTAATTTATGACTGATTGTGACCTTTTGTCCGAATACTTTAAATGATCTGGGTATTTTTTTCATTGTGACCTCTCTACCCCTATTGTAGGTAATATAACCCCTCAAAAACACTGAGTGTTTTAGTTTTATTTAATTACTTAATTTTTCTAAAGATTTAATAAATCCGACTAAAAAAGACTATTTTATGATATACTAGTTTTAGTCCATACAGAGACTCTAAACAAAAGGAAAATTATGTACATCGAACACGACTTTGAATTATCTTTCGTTCATCCCATCCAAAAACCAAACACAAGCCCAAAAGATTTTGAAGAAAAACCTTTCTATGTTTTTGCAAGGCTAGAAATATCTGAAGGCTTGGTAACAATTGAAGCCTTAAACTTTCATGAAAAAATGAGCGGCCCTGTCGTTAATGATCTTATTGAATTTTGCAATCCTGAATTATGGGCTGAAATGGTCTTAGAAGCTGAAAAGTTTCTCAAGACTGAGTGGCATAAAAATCAATAATGAATATATAAAATATTTTACTTGGAGGCATTGTACAAATGAAACATTGCGAAATAACGAATATTACCAATTTATGCGTAAAGATAACAGAAACAAAACTGGAAGCACTTAGACTTGAAGAAGAGCTGTTATTGAATCTTGTAAAATGCTCTAAAATACCGATGCACGTTAAGAAAAAGGCATTTGAAAGGATGGAGAAAATAAATAATAACCAATTAACTATTCTCGGAGCAAAAATAAAAAACGCTTCCCAATTTTAATTAAAGGAAAAGTATGTCAGATCAATTACAACTATTGCGTGGCACAATAGAAAAAAGCCGCACGACATTTGAGGAAATGGCCAGAGTGCACAATGTCGTTAACTTTAAATCAGAAGCAAGCTTTGCTATGCAACTACTAAAGGCAAATAGCTTTTTGCAAAAGATTGCTATGTCAAACCCTCAAACTTTGCAGTATGCAGTCTTAAATGTTGCATCTATTGGCTTAAGTCTAAACCCTGTTGAAAAACACGCTTATTTAGTACCAAGATCCGGCTCAGTATGCCTAGATATTTCATACATGGGATTAATTCACCTTTTAGTTGAATCTGGATCAATTAAATGGATGCAATCAGAGCTCGTAAAAGAGAATGATACATTTTTATTTAAAGGCGTTGGGCGTGAGCCTACCCATGAGTTCAATGCTTTTGGTGACCGTGGTGATGTTGTAGGCGTTTATTGCGTAGCAAAAACAGAGGATGGCGAATATTTAACAAGCTTAATGAGTAAAGATGAATGCTATCAAATTAGAAATAGATCGGAAGCCTGGAAGCGCAATCAATCCGGCCCTTGGAAAACAGACGAAGGCGAGATGATGAAAAAGACTGTAATTAAGCGTGCCTTCAAGCTTTTACCTAAAAACGACAAGGCAAAAAGAATTTATGCTGCAATTGAGCATGATAACAATCAAAACAAAATAGATTTTGCAGCCGAAATAACGCCCATAGAGCCTTCGCAAAAAGAGATGATACTTAGCCTTACTAAAAAGCTAGAACGCTCTGAGGTGCAATTATGCGAGCATTTAAGCCGCAAGTTTAACAGGGATATAAAGTCTGTCGATAATATCGGCAAAAGTGAAGCTGATAGCGTTATTGGTGAGCTAGAAAGCTTTATGCCTAAAAAAGTTGAGGAAAAGAAGCCAGAAGCAGAATTCACTGCACAAGATATTCCATTTGAGGGGGAAGAATGAATACTCATGGCTTAAAGGTAAGCTTTGGAAAACATAAGGGGGAGCTTTTTAGTAAGGCGAAGAATATCCCTGTTTAAAAACAATAATGAGGTAATTATGAAAATAACTGACATAGAAAGACATATAG